CCCATCAACGTCCTATCTGCTCCCGGCCTAGATCACCTGAAAAAACCCCTTCGGACAGGGGTTTTTTCACTGAAGAAACCCCCCACTCGTTTTTGTGTCGCAGGTTTCTTCAGTGAAATAACCTCCCTCCAACTGAAAGAACCTGAGCCAAAAAAGTGAGTAAAATCAATATAGTTAGAGGTTATTTCAGTTTCTTCATGTGTTTTTGGGGTACCTACTCAATTCAGGCAGAAATGTGGCGACAATCTGTCGAAATGGACACAATGTAGGGGTAGAGACATAGACCCGTGTGCGCGCCTGAAAAAACTGACGAAACCTCCTGCGCCCCCACGGAGGGTTGCGATCCGGGCCAAATCACCGCAGACATGAAAGGCGCTCAGCTTCGTTCCGCCACGGTCCCCTTTCCGTCAATCGGGGATCGCGACAAATGCCAGAAACCGATCAGGCCACCTCCGCCTGGTATGTGCTCTACACCGGGAAGAAATCCGAAGGCGGAACCGCCGATCGACTCCATCGCGCCGGCATCGAAACCTACGTCCCGACCGGACGGCGATGGAAGAAACCAAGGCACGCTCGCGACTATCGCGAGCTGACGTTCCCAGCACTCCCCCGCTACGTCTTTTTCCGCTTCCATGGCACGCCCGACTGGCAGGCGGTGAAGGGCGGTGGTATCAGCGTCGAGCAATTCTACGTCGATGATGCCCTGATCGAGCTCCACACGAAAAACCCGGACGAGGGCGTGTCAGTGATCAGCACCAAAGGCATTCCCGCTCAGATCGGCGACGAGATCATCTCGGGACTGCGCGAAATGGAAACCGCCGGCGTCTTCAACCTCGGACGCAAGCCAACCCGACGCGGACGACGCCTCACCCTCAAGCCGAACGACGAAGTCATGATCACGGACGGACCACTCGAGGGCTACGCCGCCACCGTAAGACACACACCCCGAAGCAGCCTCGTCGACGTGCTCATTCGCGAATTCCATCGCACGGTGAAAATCCCGATGGACAAACTTGCCCACGCAGTCGCTTGACAAGGGCGACCCGCCATGCGTAACCATCAAAACAGCGATTATTGGATGATGCGTCGACAGGCCCTTGGCCGCCCCCTGTTTCAGGGGGTCTCGACGGTCCAGACCTGGAAGCGGTAGCGCCGCTTTCGATCAAGCCCTCAATGTGCCCAAAGTACCAATCGGAGACGCCATGGCGCTCACCGCAAAGCGGCGCCGATTCTGTGAAGAATACCTCGTCGATCTGAATGCGAAGCAAGCCGCTATCCGAGCAGGATATAGCCCCCGATCCGCTGAGGTCGAAGGTCACCGCCTGCTAAGGAATGCCAATGTGGCGGCTCGGCTTGCCGAAGCGCAGAAAATCCGGTCGGAGCGGACCGGCATAACGCAAGATCGCGTCCTCACTGAACTTGCCAAGATCGGCTTCTCGGACATCCGGAAGGCTATCAATTGGCGCGCCAATGCGACGGCGATGGTAGAGGACCCGGACACCGGCGAGGAGCGGATTGTCGCCACTAATGAGGTGGTATTGATCGGATCTGAGGAGATCGACGACGACACCGCTGCGGCGATTGCCGAGATCAGCCAGACCGACAAGGGCGGGCTGAAGGTCAAGTTTCACGACAAGCGCGGCGCGCTGGTCGATATTGGTCGCCATCTCGGAATGTTTGTTGATCGCCACGAGCATACCGGCAAGGACGGCAAGCCGATTCAGACTGAGGTGGCGCAGGTGACGATCTTTGAATTGCCCGCGAATGGGAGAGGGTAGCGCGCAACGCCGCATTCGGCCTCAGGCTGGACCACAAGAACAATTTTTGAGTTCTCCTAGCGACATCGCGATCTACGGTGGCGCCGCCGGCGGAGGCAAGACATGGGCGCTCCTCATGGAGCCTCTTCGGCACATCGCCAACCCGGCTTTCGGCGCTGTCTTCTTCCGCCGCACGCTGGTGCAGGTCCGCAATGAGGGCGGATTGTGGGATGAGGCTGAAAAGCTCTATCCACTCCTCGGAGCGAAGCCGCGAACGGCGCCCGATCTCACATGGACCTTTCCGTCCGGCTCGGCGGTCTCATTCGCCCATCTCGAGCACGACAAGACCGTCCTGAACTGGCAGGGCGCGGCAATCGCTCTACTGGCGTTCGACGAGCTGACGCACTTCTCGTCGAAGCAGTTCTGGTATCTCCTCAGTCGCAACCGATCGATGTGCGGTGTCCGGCCCTATGTCCGGGCCACCTGCAATCCGGATGCCGATAGCTGGGTTGCGGAGTTCATCTCGTGGTGGATCGACCAGTCCACCGGCTTCGCCATTCCGGAACGATCTGGCGTCCTGCGCTGGTTCGTCCGGCTCGGCGACACAATCATCTGGGCGGACAGCCGCGAGGAGCTCGCGCACCACATCAACCCGCTCGACGGGCAACCGATCCCGCCGAAATCGGTCACCTTCATTCCGGCCAAGCTGAGCGACAACGCGCTGCTCATGGCCGCTGATCCTGGCTATGTCGCCAACCTCATGGCTATGCCATCGGTGGAGCGGGAACGGCTCCTCGGTGGCAATTGGAAGATCAGGCCGGCTGCTGGCCTCCTGTTTCAGCGCGGATGGTGTCAGGTCGTCGATGCGGTCCCTGCCGGCGCTCGCTGGATGCGAGGGTGGGACCTCGGCGCCACGCCGAAGACCGAGGCGAATGACCCCGACTGGACGGCGGGGACCAAGGTCGGAAAGCTGCCCGACGGTCGCTACATCGTTGCCCATCATTGTCGCGATCGACTGGCGCCAGCGGGTGTTGAGCGGCTGATCCGAAACACGGCAGAGGCCGACGGCAAGGCGGTCCAGGTCAGCTTGCCGCAGGACCCAGGCCAGGCTGGCAAGGCCCAGGTCGCGGCGCTCACCCGGCTCCTCGCCGGCTTCAATGTCAGATCATCGCCGGAGTCCGGCGACAAGGTTACCCGCTTCTCGGCATTCTCGGCTCAGGCCGAGGCCGGCAACGTCCTCGTGCTCCGCGGCGCGTGGAATGAGACATGGTTTACCGCTCTCGAGGGCTTCCCGGACGCGTCGCATGACGATGACGCGGATAGCACGAGCCGGGCATTCAACGCGCTCCTGATGGGGAGCCAGTTCACGCTCGCCAATATTTGAGGCCGCAAACCACCATGGGATTTATCGGGCGGTTCACGTCGAGCTTCGCCGACAGCCTGACAAGCCTCGTCGCCGGCCTCGGCACGGATCGCGACAAGGCGTCGTCGCTGTTCTACGGGACGGCGATCCTCGATGACATGCAGCTTGCCAACGCCTATCGCGGCGCCTGGCTGCCCAAGAAGATCGTCGACATTCCGGCTCTCGACAGTTGCCGCGAATGGCGGGACTGGCAGGCCGAGGGCGATCAGATCGAGGCGATCGAGGCGGAGGAAAAGCGGCTGAACGTCCGCGGCAAGGTCCTCGACGCGATGCGCAAGGCGCGCCTGTGGGGTGGCGCCGCGGTCTATATCGGCACAGGCGATGCCGACGCCTCCGAGCCGATCAACATCGATCGGATCAAGAAGGGCGGCATTAGCTACCTGACCGTCCTCACCCGTCGCGAGCTTGCGGCCGGCGAGATCGAGACCGATCCGGCGTTAGAATGGTTCGGCAGGCCGAAGCTTTATAATCTGTCTTCCCGCACGGGAATGTCGCTCCCAATCCATCCGTCGCGGCTCGTGGTCTTCTTCGGACAGCCGAACATCGACGAGCTCACTGCGATCAACCCGGGATGGGGTGACAGCGTTCTCCTCCCGGTCATGGATGCGATCCGCCAGGCGGACGGGACGGCGGCCAACGTCGCCAGCCTCGTCTTCGAGGCCAAGATCAACGTCTTCCGCGTCCCCGACTTCATGGCGAACATCGGGGACGCGACATATCGGAGCAAGCTTCTTGAACGCTATCGCCTGGCCGCCACCTCGAAGGGCATCAACGGCGATTTGATCCTCGACAAGGAGGAGGAGTTCGAGCAGCGGACGGCGAGCTTTGCGACCTTGCCCGAAGTGATGGATCGGTTTCTGCAGATCGTCTCCGGCGCGGCTGACATTCCCGCGACGCGCCTTCTGGGCCAGTCGCCGGCCGGCATGAACGCCACGGGCGAGAGCGATATTCGGAATTATTACGACCGGATCAGCGCGGCACAGGAGATCGAGATGACGCCGGCGATGATCCGGCTCGACGAGGCGCTGATCCGATCGGCGACCGGCGCGCGTGATCCGTCGATCCACTACGAGTGGACTTCCCTCTGGCAGTTGTCGGAAAAGGAGCGGGCCGAGATCGCGAAGGCCAAGGCCGAGGCGACCGAGAAGGACGTTGATTCCGGCCTGATCCCGATCGACGCCCTCGCCAAGGGGCGGCAGAACCAGCTTATCGAGGACGGCACTTATCCCGGTCTCGAAGGTGCGCTTGAGGAAAGCAGTCGCGAAGCTGGCGCGCTCGAGGAGCCCGATCCAAACGAGGCTGGCATCCTGGCTGATCCGGTTGGCCTGGCGGCTAACGACGCCGCGCCGCGAACGCTTTACGTCAGCCGGCGCGTGCTGAATGCGTCCGAAATCATCGCGTGGGCCAAAGGGCAGGGCTTTACTCCTCTCCCCGCGAGCGAGATGCACGTCACGATCATCTACACCCGGACCCCGATGGACTGGATCAAGGTCGGATCGGCCGGCGAGTGGTCCTCCGAGGATGACGGCAAGATGACCATCGCCCCGGGCGGACCCCGCCTGATGGAGCGGTTCGGGGATGCGACGGTGTTGCAGTTCGCCAGCTCCCGCCTTGCGTGGCGCCACGAGGACATTGTGCGGATGGGGGCGGAAGTCGATTTCCCCGAATACCAGCCGCACGTCACGATCGAATACGGATTTACCGGGGACCTGAGCGCCGTAGAGCCGTACCAGGGGCGGATTGTTCTCGGTCCGGAAGTGTTCAGCGAGGTCAAGGAAGACTTGGCATGAAAATCACGGACAGCATCACCCTTGATGCCTCGGGCCTCACCCTAACCAAGGACGGTTACCTGGTCGGCGAAGCTCGCGTCGCAAGGGCATTCAACGTCCAGCAGTATCGCGGCTCCGAGCTCGGCCTGACAGGCGACAATGCGGCGAAGATGTTCGGCGTCTATCGCGACCCGGACGTGGTGTTCGATGAGGCCAGCATGCTCTCGCTGGCCGGCCGCCCGGTAACGCGCGGGCATCCACCGGCGGGCGTCTCGGCCCAGAGTTGGAAAGACCTCGCGGTCGGCCAGATGGGCGGTGTGATCCGCCGCGATGGGGAGCATGTCGTTGCCCCCATGGCGATCATGGATGCGGTGGCCGCCCAGGAGGTTCTGGCCGGCGCCCGGTCCCTGTCCGCAGGCTACACGGTCGACGTTGTCGCCGATGAAGGCATCGCGGCCGATGGCACCGCATATCAGTTTCGGCAGGCTGGGGCGCTCCGCTTCAACCATGTCGCATATCTGCCCGACAACAACCCCCGGGCAGGCAACACGCGCGTCGGCGACGGCGCACCCCAAAAAGAGGAACACACCATGACCCTGAAGACGGTTACCGTCGATGGCATCCCGATCGAAGTGACTGATCAGGGCGCCGCCGTCATCGCCACGCTGCAGTCCCGCCTCGCGACCGCGGACGCCACTATCGCGGCCAAAGACAAGGCGATCGCCGACGCCAACGCGGCTCACGCCGCTGCCATTGCCGCCAAGGATGGCGAACTGGCGAAGAAGGACGCCGCGATCGACGCCGAGAAGGCCAAGGTCGTGGACGCCGCCGCGCTCGACAAGCTCGTGGCGTCCCGCGCAAATCTCGTGACCGTCGCCAAGGCGATCGCGAAGGACGTGAAGACGGACGGCCTGTCCGACGCCGATATCCGCAAGGCCGTCGTCGTCGCCAAGCTCGGTGACGCGGCTGTGAAGGACAAGGCGCCTGCCTATATCGACGCGCGGTTCGAGATCCTCGCCGAGGATGCCACCAAGGCCGCCGGCGGTCCCGACGCCGTCCGCAATGCCATCACGTCCGGACTGCAGACCGATGCGGCTGCCGACAAGGCCGTCACGGATGCCCGCGCGGCGATGCTGGCGGACATGCACGGCGCCCACCAGCCCGCGAAGTCCGCGGCCTAACCAGCCCGACCCGCAACCCCCTATTTTCAGGAGAAAGCCATTATGGCCACCTATCAGACCACCTACGGCCTGGCACCCGCGAAGGGGTTGCCGGGTCAGATTGCAAACGAGGAGAAGTGCAACAAGGTCAGCCGGAGCGTTGAATCGTCGGCCGGCATTGCCTTCGGTCAGCCCGCGTTCCGTGGGACCGGCGATCACGGTGTCATCCTCGGCGGCACCTTCGCAGCCACGGGCGCC